TTTTTGGCCCACCTCCTCGTTTTTTAACAGAGTTAGGATCATACTGTTCTTCTTCGTCATCGTCTTTCAGGTTTTTTGACAATTCCCAAAATTCTTTTGATCCTAGTCTGAAATCTCCGTGGTTATCTGCTTTATACCAGAATACTTGGTCGTGTAATTTGTTGGATTTCGAGTTATTATTTATAACCAAACACTCGTAATTTTCAGTACATTGGTCCATAACTTGACAAAAACTTTCAAATGTCGGAAACATACCTGCATAATTTTCGTATATTCTTTTTCTATTCGCAATGTAATTATCACGAAGAATAAAAACATAATCTATATTTGTACGAAGAGTTGGTGGTATACCAAGAGGATATTGCATAGTTATTACTAACATAATCTTCCAGTGTCTTCCATTCATAAAAAGTAGTCTCATCATCTTATCCCGTGCCCAGGTATTATCGTATAAACAATCATCTAGAATAACAAAGGCTCTAGGATCAATAGTAGTACGTTTGTATGTTTCCATCTCCTTTTTAATTTGTTTAAGTACTGTTTTCTGTCTTTTTAAAATATTTTCTATAATAGCGGTATTATATTCGTTATGAACAAATAATTTAGGAACCATTTTAGCATAAAACCCATTTCCTTCTTCTGTACCGGATATTACAGTGCCTATAGGTATTTCTTGCTGGTAATATAAGAGGTCTCTTACTAAAAATGATTTACCAGTGTCTCTTTTCCCTATCAAAACTATTACAGGACCTTTATTTTCATTGGGTTTAAAGCTAATACTTTTCATATCAAATTTTTTAAGTTCTAGAGTCATTATTATTAAAATTAGAATTTTATTTTTATTATTTAACATAAAAATATATTCTAAATTCACATTTAATAAGTTAAAAAGATATATAATTTATATATTAATTAGCTAAAGTATGTTAACTATTAACTATCAAAAAAGAAAGAACAATGAACTTTTTAGAAGTTTAGAAATACCCAATAACTTGTTTATATCTAATCTGCAAAATTATATACCTATTTATAACAAATTTTTTGAATTGAATGAAACAAATTTTAATTCCATAAATCTAAACCACAAATTTTATATTTGTAATATAAATAAATCAAACGAAACAGATTACCATTTATACAATTGTAGAGTTAAGAATATTGTAAATAATAAAGCAAAAGATAAAAATTTATATTTTAAATTAGCACCATTGTTGGACCCATACAAATATTTGATAGGTAAATATAACATTATGGATGATGAGTTATTTAGACTCCCTGAATTAAATTCCTCACAAGAGAATTGTAATAAAAAAATTCTAGATCCAAATAATTCTGCTTATGTAGATGGTTTTTTTTTATATTTAACGAACGAATTGCTCAATATGCATAGTTTTTCACACGGAATAGAATATTACGGTTCTTTTTTAGGAGTTAAAAATGACTTTATTATAAATGTATTTGAAGATATTCACTATTTAAATAATTCAGAATTTTTTAACAAAAACAAAAACATTTTATTTAAAATTGATGATTACGAACATTTATTTCAAGAAGACAAGGAACAACTTAAGCCAATTAGTATACATCATAACACAACCGCAAATTCACAGCTATCGGTTCATTCTTTCGATATTGATATATTCGAGGAAATATTTGAAGATAATATATGTGATTTAAATGACATTAAATGTAATAAAACCGAGTTAGTAGAAATAACAAAATCCAATTTAATGATAGATATAGAACAAAAAAATCAATTTACATTAAAATCAACATCTACGTGTTCTTCTAGGTCATCTTACACCGATATAGGAGATATAGAAAAAGATAATCAATATAATGATGATGAAGTAATAAATGAAACTGAAGGATCCGAATCTCAAGAAAGTAGCGATGACGAGTTTACAGAAGAAGAAGAAATAATAAATGTTACTATACCAAAATTTCCGGTTCAAGTTATATGTATGGAACACTGTGAGAATACATTTGATGATTTAATTTTAACAGAAGATTTAACAAATGACGAGTGGTATTCAGCATTTATGCAAATAATAATGACATTAATTACATATCAAAAATCTTTCCATTTTACACATAATGATTTACATACAAATAATGTTATGTATAACAAAACAGATAAAAAATTTATTTACTATTGTTATAAAAACAAGTATTATAAGGTTCCTACATTTGGTCGTATTTTTAAAATAATTGATTTTGGTAGAGCTATTTATAAATTTAATGGGAAAAATTTTTGCAGCGATAGTTTTCAAACAGGAGGAGATGCAGCTACACAATATAATACAGAACCATACTTTAACGAGAATAAACCACGTTTAGAACCCAATTATAGTTTTGATTTGTGCCGGCTAGCTTGTTCTATTTTCGATTATGTCATTGATGATTTTGAAGAAATTAAAGATATTAGTAATTGTAAAGACAGTGTCAAGAGGTTAATTGTGGAATGGTGTTTAGATGATAATGGTATAAATATGTTGTATAAAAATACTGGAGTAGACAGATATCCCGATTTTAAATTATATAAAATGATATCAAGATGTGTTCATAATCATACACCTCAATCACAATTAGAACGACCTGAGTTTGATAAATATTCAAAATTTAAAGGTGATATTCCCAATGATGTAATAAACATTGATAATATACCTATTTATGTATAAATATAATACAGTTTTTCATATTATATTTATCTAATGTAAGAAAATTGGGTTGAATAAAAATCCTTGTTTTTCTCAAATTCTCTTTTTACATAAGGATTAATCTCAATTAATTTTTCTATATGTTGTAATAATTCTTTACTTTCATTATGCTTATAATAATAGGTAGCTACAAGAAAAGAAAATAATATAGAAAAATACATTGAATAATCTATTTCAACTCTATAATTTTCAATCTCATTCAATAATTTTTTACAACAATCATAACATTCCCTATGATATCCATAATTTAAATAGTTTTTAATGATTAACTCATTAATATAATAATAACCTTTTGTCGGTGTAATGAAATTATTAAGAATATTGTGATAATCTCCATAAGATCGCGCTATGTCATCATAGAATTCGTCTAATATTTCTAAATATAACATTTCTTCGCCGTGACCATAACCTAATTCTGTAGTTTTCTCAAATAATTCATTCAATCGTGAAAGTATTTTTACGCCATTTTGTTTTCCAGTAGTAAATAAACAACCACACACAACCCAATGATAACTATTGTAATATTCTTTTTTATTGTGGGGTTCTTTGTATTTTTTATCATTTACATTTAAAATTTGTATGTGAAATTTATCGGTTATATTATTTAAAACATATAACAACATATTGTTTGTATAATTTTCACAAATTTTTTTAAAATTTTCACTTAAATTTGCATCAATCCATCCAAATTTATTTGTATTGAAAGGGTTTTTTTCTATTGTTTGCAGTACCAAGTCAAATTTACTACAACATAATATATGTGACTCGCTGCTGGTTCTTTCATCTTTTGTTGGATGATAATTTATTCTATTATTTTTAATAATATCATTGTATTTAAAGTATTTTAACTCTTCAAAATCTGTTATAATATAATTTGTAAGATTATTTAAATTATGAGTATTTCTAATATCTTTAATTAATTCTATACAATTATGATCTGTGTATATAACTAGGTAGCAGGGAACACTTAATAAATGTCTCATATTATTTATTGAATCCGATAATGTTCTTGAACCTTTATGAAATTTTGTTAAGTCAAAACAAGCCGTTACTAATGTACAATCTGGAACCATTTACTATAAATAATATATCTTTTTATATCGTTATAAATAATAACTATGTTACAAATTTAAAAATTATAATGAAAGAATATTTATCTATATTATGGAGAAATATGGATTTATTATTACAAGACACGTAAATTCTGTAATTACAAATAACTACTGGAATCAGTGTATAAAACTTTTAAGAAAATTATATCCAGAAACTAAAATTGTAATTATTGATGATAATAGTAATCAAAATATGGTCAAGTCTCAATTTAATTA